CTCGCGCCTCAATCGTGCCAATACTGGCTACAACCGCCTTGCCGCCCTTTCGGGCGTAGGTCAAACTGCTACTGACAGAATTGGCGGTGCTGCAAGTAGTTACGGCTCCAACGTGGGTAATTTGGCAATGGGTAACGCTGCAACTCAGGGCAACGCTTTGATGCAACGTGGAAACATTGCGGCACAGCAATACGGTACAGCAGGCCGATCACTCGATCAAGTGTTAAACACTGACTGGAGCAAAATCGGTAGTAAGTTTGGTTTTGGCGGTGGTGGTGGCGATAGTACTCCGGGCTATGGTGTGTATGACGGCGCTGTTCAAGGCGGCCCTTACGGTAGTGCATAATCATAATAAGGATTGATCATGGCAGCAGCTCCAGACTTCAACATAATCAAGCCCGAACTCGCTGGTAGTTTTGGCGCAGGTTATCGCGCATCCCAAGAAAACCGGATGGCGACAGAACAAAACCAAATCCAACTCGATCAATTGAAATCTGATCGTGAAGCAATGATTCAGCTTCAGAATCAATTGAAAGCCGCTGGTAAGAATCCTGACCTTGACCAAGTATTTGATGCTTTGATTTCTACGGGTAAACCCGACTATGTGATGAAAGGCATTGACGGCAAAAAGCGACTTGAGGCACAGCGCGAGTATGCCAAAGCCAACGGCTTAGAGATGCCCGGTTTAACACCTGCTGCCGGTGGTGCTCCTGCTATGGGTGCAGCTCCCGGTATGGCCCCACCCTCGGTTGTGCGTCTTCCTCAACCCGCCGCACCTGTCAATGCTTTGGGTTCTGGTACTTACGGCATGAACGTTCCCGGTATGATGCCCGGTGCTCCTGCCGCTGGTAACGCACTAATGGGTAATCGTCCAGCAGGTGCTCCCGGTGCAGCCGTTCCCGTGAACGCGATGGCCGCTGGTCCAGACGATGCGCTGATCAATCAAACTCGCACCCGCATCAATAACTTGTTGCAGTTTGCGTCAAAGTACGCTGGCACTCCTGAAGGCAATCAAGCGGTTCAGCAAGCAAAGATCATGCAGGATCAGCTTGAGTTGTACTCTAAGCGTGGTCCAAATACTCCTGCTGCACTGCAAGAACTTGATGCTTACATGAAAATGACTCCTGACCAAAAGGCAGCATTTGAGAAATTGCAAAAGATTAAGTCGCCCGGCACAAACGTGTCGGTTAACACCCCAGTGGCTAAAAGTTTGTCTGAGCCTGTTGGTAAGCGTGTTGACGCATCTTTGGCCAAGGCCGAAGGTGCTTCTGGCTTGATGGAAAACGCCAATATGATCCAAGAAGCGTTGAACACAGGTAAAGTGATTGTTGGTCCTATGGCTGGCGCACGAACCACAATTGCTCAACTCTTGAACATGGCTGGCGCAGACAACCAAGCTCAATTGCAGAACTCGTTGTCAGTTGCAAAAGGTCTTGCTGGCTTGACACTAGAAAGTCGTGGCGAGTTGAAGGGTCAGGGTCAAGTTACCGATACGGAAACCAAGTTGCTGGAGAGAGCACGCTCGGGTGATACAACTCTGACTCTTGACGAGTTGCAACAAGTTGTAAATGTTTCTCAGCGTTTGGCAAAACGCTTGTGGAGCAACCACGAGAATTTGCTTAAAACCATGGAAAAAGATCCTGCGGCAAAAGACTCGATTGAATACTACCGGCCCACTGGCAGACTTGCTGAACCTGTGTCTTCTGCCAAATCACCTTCGCAAATTAGCAAAGAACAAAATCGTAAGCCCTTGGACAGCATTTTTAAAACGCCTGTTGGTCCAGTTCCCGGTGCACTGGGAACCGGAACATATCGTCAATAAACGGAGACACGCATGGCTGACCAGTTCCGCGATCAAATCAATACCGCTCGTCGTGCTGGATATAGCGATGACGAGTTGATTGGTTATTTAAAAGACAAAGACCCCCGCATCAACGATGCGTTAGGTCAAGGTTATAAACCTACCGAAATTCTCCAATATCTTGCTCCAAACCTATCAACGGGAGAAGAAGCTGTCCGTAAGACAAAGGTTGCTGTTCGTGGAGTCAACGAAGCCTTAGCGCCAGTAACTGCCGGTGCTTTGGGTGGGGCAGCCCTTGGTTTGATGACAGGCGTTGGCGCTCCAATAGCTGTTCCTGTTGGTGCGATAGCCGGTGGACTCGCTGTACCTGCTACCGATGTGTTGGTGCAGGGCTACAACAAACTTACTGGTAGCAATGTTCGTTTACCTTCGCAAGTTATTTCCAGCATGATCCCCGGCCCCCGCGCCGAGACTCCAGTTGAGCGGGTAATTCAATCGAGTACTGGTGCTTTAACCGGTACAGGTGGCTCTGTGGCTGGTGGCCGTGCGTTGGCTCAAGCACCGGGTACTACTCAAGGTTTAAAAGCCATTGGTCAAGAAGCTGGCCGCCGCCCAATAGGTCAAATGGTCACTGCACCTGTTGCCACGGCTGTGGGTCAAACTACAACCGAGTTGACAGATAACCCGTTGGCTGGATTGGCCGCAAGTTTGGCTACTGGTACAGTGGCTGGTGTGCGCCCCACTAAGCGCACTGCTGTACCTACTGCTGAGGAATTAAACGCACGGGCCAAGGCAAATTACGAAATTCTTGACAAATCTAATTTTGAACTGGATAACGCGCAGTTTGTTCAGCACATGAAGTCACTGCCTGCTAAATTGCGCTCATCGTCAGGATACGATCCCCGTATCATGCCCGATGTAGATGCGGCATTTGCACAATTGACTTCAGGTGGTGCAAAGAATGTAAAAGAACTAGACACACTACGAACCATTATTAAAAACGGCACTTCAAGTGCTAAAGCCTCTGAACGAAAAGCGGCAAGTCAACTCCTTGATGAATTTGACGATTACGTGCTAAACGCTCCAGCAAGCGCAACGGTTGTGGCTGACAAAAAGGCCATGCAAGCATGGAAAGACGCTCGTGCCGACTACGCCAAAATGAAAAAGAGTGAAATGATCACTGACATTTTGGAAAACGCTGACGTGGCACAAGGCTCTAAAGAAGCCAGCATTGCTTCTCAATTGTCGTCATTGGCAAAAAACCAAAAGAAGATGAGGGTTTTTACCGCTGAAGAACAAGAGGCAATCCGTGAAGCAGCTAAGGGTGGCAACTTGCAAGTCATGCTTCGCACCGTTGGCAAACTTGCACCAATGACTCCCGCTGCTGCAATCTTTACAGCCGTCAATCCTTTTGGTGCATATACCGCAGCCACCGGCTTTGCGGCCAAAACATTTGCCGAGCAACGCAGAATGCAGCAAGCCAATCGACTGGCCGAGCAATTGCGTCTTGGCGAAGCACCAAAAGTCATTGAAGGCCCGTTGTCAAATGAGCCAGTGTTCTTCTCCCGCAGTGTCCAAAACATGTTGGGTCCGGTTCAACAAAACCAAAACGCATTGAATCGATGATGGACACTCAAGTTTTATTTAACATCGCGGTCAGTCTTGCGGGGTTCTTAGGCGGGTGGGTTCTAAACAACATCTACCGTTCCTTGGAGCGCCTAGACACAGACATTCGAGCAATGCCTTTGAACTACGTTACCCGCGATGACTACCGCGCTGACATGCGCGACATTAAGGACATGCTCGGTAAGATCTTTGACAAACTGGATGGCAAAGTTGATAAATGATCATCGACCCCATAACCGCGCTCGAAGGACTACAAAGCGCGATTAGCGTAGTCAAAAAAGCCAGCAAGGTTGCATCTGACCTTGCGGGTTTAGCGCCGTCCATTGGACGGCTTTTTGATGCCCAAAGCAACGCCACCAAGGCAATGCTCCACGCCAAGCGTACTGGCGGCAAATCCAACCTCGGCGCTGCGCTTCAGATTGAGATGGCGCTTGATGAGGCCAAACGGTTTGAGGAACAGCTAAAGATGCTGTTCATGCAGTCTGGCCGCATTGACGTGTGGAACGCCACCAAGGCGCGTCAGGCTGAGATGGACAGAGACGACGCCAAAGAAATGGCGGCGTTGAAAGCGGCAGAGAAGAAAAAGAAAGAGGAAGAACAAGAGCAGATGGCGTGGGCGATTGCCATCGTAGTTATCGTGATGTTCTTAGGCGCAATCGGCTGGGGCATTGCTGAGATTCAAGCGCTATGCGCCAAGTCAAGGTGTGGTCGGTGAATGAGTACCAAAAGCAATTCGACTTTCTCCTTAAGCTCTTTGTGCGTATGCTGGTCGTATGGTACGTTTTGGGGTTGCTCAAATTTTTGCCTGACGAGCTGGCCGACAAAATTGTCAATAAACTTCTTGGAATGATTGGACTATGAGTGACGAAAAGCCCGCAGACATACTGAGCAAGGTGTTGTCCTATGTAGATAGCCCGTTCAAGTTGTTTGCATTGATACTCATGGCGGTGTTCGCGTTTGCGGGCTACTTTGTTTGGCAGAACCAAGAGCTGCTGATGGGCGCGTACAAAGAGTCCAAGAAGATGCCCAGCATTGTTGAGGACAGAGTAGAAGACGCCGCCGCCCACTTGTTTAAAACCACCAACGCCACCATTGTCGCGGTGTTTAAAGTAAACCCCATGTTTGGAACCCGAGTGTTGTATCGCGCGTACACCAAAGAAGGCAGAGACAAAACTAATGATGGGCTTGATGTTGGTTTGTTTACGCAGAACGCACCCAACAACGCTGATGTGGTCAAGTTGATGGCCAGCGAGATACCTTGCGGCGAATACCGATCCGCGCAATCTGAAATGGGTTTGTGGTACATCGCCAAGGGCGTTACCTACACTTGCCGAATTAGCATTCCACCTGACCCAAGCCGGTTTGTTGGCCAAATTACTGTGGGGTGGGATAATGAACCCGCTGACATTCAGGTGGCACGAACCATGATGGAAATTGCAGCAACCATGCTTACAAGGAGCAAACAATAATGGATTGGCTTAAACAAATTGCACCCACAATCGCTACGGCGCTTGGTGGCCCCTTAGCAGGCATGGCAGTCTCAGCCATCTCAAAAGCCGTTGGCGTTGAGCCTGACCAAGTTCAGGACATGATTGCCAACAACAAACTGTCTGCCGAGCAGATCGCCCAAGTTAAAATGGCCGAGATCGAACTTCAAAAGCAAGCGCAAGAGTTGGGCCTTAACTTTGCCAAACTAGAGGTTGAGGACAGAAAGTCAGCGCGGGAAATGCAGGCCACTACAAGGTCAATAATGCCCCCCGTCTTGGCTGGCGCTGTAACCATTGGTTT